TGACCTTGAATCCAATCAGGACAAAGGCGAATACTCAGAACTGTGCGAAAATAGAGGTGCAAGAGATGCCCTTGATGAAGCAATATATGATATTAGGACAATCAAAGCCGCAGACGTACAGCCTGTGAGCCAGTGGATAAGCGTCAAGAAGAGGTTGCCTGATGAAAATCAGAAATGTTTAGTTTATAGAGATATTAACGCTGACTTAAAAATTACCACAGGTATCTGGCATAGTGAATGGAAAGCATTTGATGGTTTACGTCACGGAACACGACTTGAAGATACGATTGCATGGATGCCCCTTCCCGAATTACCGAAGGACGGTGATACGGAATGACCGAACTTAAACCGTGTCCGTTTTGCGGTTCGACAAAGTTAAAAATTGATAGTAAAAGCATAAGAGCAGGATATAACGGCGTTGATGATATAGTGTATCGAGCTACATATTCAGTACGCTGCAACAAATGCCATGCACGAGGTGGAGCAGTCGGTGGTAAAGTTCTTAGTTTAGAAAACTATCCAAAAGAAATAAGATATGCTCTTCCTTCATGGGCTACTACATGGGAAGAAATAAAAAGCAAAGCAATCGAAGCATGGAACAGGAGGGCAGAAGATGAAAACACTTAAAGATTACTGGTACATAATAATCGCAGCAGCTGTTGCTAATCGTGTATATACTAAGCAGATGCGAGGGGAGCATAGTGTAGCTGTAGATATGTGCCATGTAGCAAGGGATATGTTATTTGGAGGTGAATATCAATGATAGGATGTTATGCAGGCGAGTGCGTACACAACAGTAACGGCTGGTGTGCTCTCAATATGATTACTATTTCCGATGATTATCATCAGTGCGAAGATTATGCGGATTATCAAGATAGCGAAGAGTATCAGGTTGAATTCTTCCGAGCTGTTATATTGGACGGAGTTATCTATAAGCGTAAAGATAAAGGTAGACGTGCAGAGGAAAACGGCATTGTTTTCTATTATTGGGCTAAGACGCTCGAACCTGAAACAAGGATCATCGAAGAAAAGACAGGTCGAATGACGAACTACAAACACTTGAATGAGCTGCCTAAGCTTATAGATGCTATCCTTAGTGAGCAAGGGAACGTCAGAGACTTACCGGAATGGAGTGAGGAAGATGAAAACAGCTAAAGACTTATACTATTTCGGAGCAAACGAGTGCATCAGCGGAATGTGCAGGAAGTACTGCAAGGGTACTGACAGTGTCGCTCACTGTATGGTCATGATTGCAAATGATATGATTCTGCGAGGTGAATACTGATGAAAAACTGTTTTCACTGTAACGGCAGAAAAATGAAGTTCGACCGAGACAGCGAACTAAGAATAACAGTAAGATGTGAAAAGTGCGGAGCTGAGGTCAAGACACCGTGTTTTACGGTAGATTCCGCAAAAGGCTACTGGAACATGAAGCAGCACGCACTTGAACATCAGGCAAAGAAAGAGGAGCAGGGAGAGGCTGCGAGCTGAGCAGCTTCTTCCTATACTATTATAATAGTATAAAAGGCAGTCACCTGAAGCCGGTGATTATGAGCTTGTAATCTATATTATATTTACGACCATGAAGACAAAGGAGAGAAGAAGAATGAGAAGCTGGTATCGAGAAGTACGCTATGAGTGCGGAGACTATATGGAAGTCAACATCTATCCTGTCTATGCAAAGGCAGCTTGCAGACGAAAGAAAGCAAAGCCTACATCAGAGGTTCAGCAGAAACTCAATGATCTTCACGCTGAGGGAAAGCTTATCAGATTAGCGAATGCCAATTTTACAGAGCATGATCTGAAAGTCGAACTCACATACTCTTCTGCTCACCTTCCGGAAGACGATGCAACAGCTACTCGTGATCTCAGAAACTTTCTGAGAAGAGTGAAGAGATACAGAAATACACAAGGTCTGTCTGAACTGAAGTACATAGCTGTCACTGAAAAGGGAAAGAAGTCCGGCAGGTATCATCATCATCTTATCATGAGTGGTGACATTGACCTGTTCAAGCTCGTGGAGCTGTGGGGCATGGGTATAGTCGGAACTGACATACTCGTATTCGATGAAAACGGAATAGCTTCTCTTGTCAGATACATGATGAAACAGGCGAGGGACTTCATCGGCAAGAAGAAGTACACACGTTCACGTAACCTTATTGACCCACCACCAAAGCAGAGAGATAATCGTTATACAAAGCGTAAGGTCGTAGAGCTTGCTAAGGATACAGAGAATCGGGCAGAATATGAGAAGTTGTTTGAAGATTATCATTTCTCACAGGCTTCTGTAGTTTTCAACGATACCAACGGCGGTGTTTACATATATGCCAGATACTACAAGAAGGAGGCAGCATGGTGCAAAAGACAAGTGAAGAAAATGAACAGACGTGCCTCTTCCGCTGGGCGGAGTTCGCAGAAGTCCAGTACGAGGAACTAAAGCTGATGTATCACGTCCCGAACGAGGGAAAGAGGAGCAGGATAGCAGGAGCACGGCTGAAAGATCAGGGATTGAAGTCCGGAGTGCCGGATGTGTGTCTGCCGACAGCTCATGGCGGATATATCGGACTGTACATCGAAATGAAAGTCAAACCGAACAAGCCTACTGAGAATCAAAAGCAATGGCTGAGAAAACTAAGGGAGCAGGGACATCTTACAGCAGTATGCTATAGCTGGGAAGAAGCCAAGCAGCTGATAGAGCAATATATAAAGCTTCCTTTGACGATACCGAAAGGAGATCATAAGAATGGATGAAAAATGCGTCTATGCAAATGACATGGATTTATGTACTGCACTTATCGGTACATACTGTACAGGCTACAAGTCAAAGCGTCTATGTAGCTTCCATAAGACTGTAGATGAAAATAACGAAGAAACGAACAAAGCAATTACTATCAACAGGATAAAGGGCAACTGTTCCCGATGCAAGTATAGGAACGTGAAGTGTCAGCTTATCGGAACGGAGGAAGAGGAATGACAGCAAAGGACTACTTGGAGCAACTTCCGAACATGAGAATAAGAATCAATGCACTTAACAGAAAAATAGCTGAATGTATAGACAGAGCATCGGACACGTCTGCTAAGATTAGCGGCAGCTTTTCCGGCAATTCAAAAAGCGTCAGCAAAATCGAAAGTAATACAGAGCAAGCTATAGACATGGAAAGAGAACTGAAGGAGCTTGTAATACAGTTCGAGGAGTTTGAACTTAGAGCATCTAAGGAGATATGCAGCATCCCGAACAGTCTTTACTCTGGATTGCTTTTTGAGAAATACATAAATGGCTTGAGCTGGGAGCAGGTAGCAGAAGCTATAGGAAAAGATGTAGATCATACTCGAAAAGTACTTCACAGCAAGGCTCTCATGGAATTTGACAAAGTCATACCCGAAAATACCCGATTGTACCCTTGTATCACCCATACAGGGTGATGTATAATAATATCATAGAGAACAGGCAAAAAGAAAACTCTCCCGACTGATTTCTCACACTTGTTCTCTATGCTTTCCTTTCTTTTGTCTTTTGTTTTACACGGTCACCGACCGGAGCAATAGTTCCGGTCAATCCGGCAGAGTGGAGAAACGGTATCTCGCAAGGTTCATACCCTTGAAATAACAGGTTCGACTCCTGTCTCTGCAACCAGTGCAGTCAACTGCACACATCCCTTTCCGCACATCATAATCGACATTGGACTGACCCCCAGAAATACAGATAAAGCCTTCCATTCGTGGAGGGCTTTTCTGTACCCAGAATTAAGGTGATGAACTATGAAGAAAGCTTGTCCATATTGCGGAAGAATTCATGACAAGAATGTTGAATGCGAATATAAGCCTAAGTATTCCGGAAGGAAAGAGGCAGCAAAGAAAGAGGATAAGTTCAGGTGGTCATATGACTGGAAAATGAAGCGAGAACATATTTTGAAGCGTGATAAGTATTTGTGTCAGGCTTGCTTACATAGCTTGCCTGGAACAGAACGCAGGCTCAACAATCAAGAACTATCAGTGCATCACATTCAACCTCTGTCAACCAATTACGAAAAGCGATTATCGGATGAAAACCTGATAACTTTGTGCAGATTTCATCACGAAAAAGCTGAAAAAGGAGAGATTTCGGCTCAGATTTTATCAAAAATTTTGTCAAAATATCCCCCCCGGGGGTAATTTTTTTATAATATGAGAGCCGATGTCCAACGACGCCCCCCTCGGAAGAAAAAATATTCCCTAAATGAAAGGAGGAATAAGGCATGGGCAGACCTGCAATGTCAGCGAAAAC